ATTTTTAAAAAATATTTTATTATTATCAATTTGCAAATTATTTAAATCATTATTTTGATATAAATTTTTCCTATTTCTAATACATGTTTGCTCTTCATATACTGTATAAGGTTTACCGAAATTTTTTTTGTCATTTATAACATTTATTTCATGATTTATTAACTTGTTTTCTTGATCATGAGATAAAGTTACATATGCTATGATATTTTCAGATGTTGTTAAAAATGGAAATGCTCCATTCCAAGAATTTAAAATTTCTATATTTTTATTATTCCTGTTATCATATAACATTATATAAGATACTTCACTTCTTTCATCATATTTTGAATATAATAAGTTGTACAATTTCATTTGATTTTTTGGCAAAGCCAATGTACAATCACTTGTATTATTAATATTTAAAATATTAATTTTTTTGCATCTGGGATCGACATAAGCCATACCTTCTTTATTATCAATATTAAAACGAGATATTATTTTATTATCGTGAACAGCTATTTCATTAATAATAATATCTACAGGATTTCTTATTTTTATTTTAGTACTATTTTCTATGTCAAATAATGAGATATATGTTGATTCAGCAAAAACAAGTCTTTCTGAATCATAGGAATTTAATGAACTAAAATATTCTGGTAATGTATTATGTAATAATGCTATTTTTTCTTCTTTAACATAAAATAATTTAATGTCTTTTCCTTCTGAAAGTGTATAATAATTAGAATCTTTATTATAACATAATTCAGTATATAATTTATTATATTTTATTTTGTTTGCCATCAATAAATTATTTTCATCCATTGATTTTATATCAAATGATTCTGTATTTTTAGTAGTATATAATGATGCATAATCGTCAGTACACATCAAAATATTGTCATTACCACATGAGAAACTATCACACTGCATTACTTTGTAACTTATATCATGATATTAATATATTGTTAATCAACGAATAAAATTATCAATTTTTATTTACATAATTATTTTTGTAAATAAATTAACTAGATTTAATCTTTAACAATTCTCCATCATAAACATTTCTATAAAATATATTATAGTTATCGAATTGAATATCATTTCCAAATTCCAAAATATGCGGTGGTCTCATCTTTTCTTTTGTTCTTATGATATCTTCATAATGTTTTTTGCGTTTATCATGATTATAATTATCAATTGTGTATACTGCTTCCACTAATATATCATAAATATTTTCGGTAATTGTTGAATATGCAATTTTATTTTCTGATGTTGTCATATTTGTTACAATTTCTGTCTCTTCATCAAATATATATTCGATTTTGTCTGCTCGTGCATTATATACACATATTTTGGTAGAATTATTATCGCAATTAAGTAATGAATATACTAAACGTGATTGTAATAATTGTCTGTTTGGTAAACATAATACACCATAATCTAAATTAGCTCTAATTCCTATTATTTTTTTACATCTAGGATCAATAAATGCCAATTTTTGTCTTATTTCATCATCATATATGGTTATGATTTTATCCTCAAAATGACTAATTTTAATACATTTATAATTGATTGGATTTGTAATAGTGATTCTTCTACCAGCATGAATATCAAATAAAGATACATTTTTATCTTCTGAAAATGCAATATATTTTGATTCATAAAAAGTCAATGGATATGTTTCATTAGATAAAATTTTTGGAGTTAAAAAAATTTTATTATTTTGTAAAAAATACATTTTTATTTTTTGATTTTCGGAAACAGCATAACAATTTAGATCTTTACTATAACAAATTTGCGTTTTATTTTCATCAAAGTCTGTTCTGTGTAACAATTTTAATTTGTATAGATCCATATATCCCAAATCAAATTGTTTTAAATCATTTGTGTCATAAATTGATATGTTATCGTTATAACATATCAAAAGATTTCCACTTGAACAATCAAATTTATTGCAATAAATCATTTGTTATGTCTAATATCATATCATATTAACATTTTAATGAATTAAATTATCAATTTTTTATATTGTATATAATATTATATGGACTCAGAAAATATTCTTGCCAAATTTAAAGAAAAAATTCAAGTTATTACAGATAACAAAACATTAGTTGATGATAATGATAAAAAGATATTAACAGATCATTTTAAAAATCTTGTACATAACTTACCAAATAAAATAGATCTTAATCAATATGAAAAATTACTACGTGAATTACTTGATAATGACGACAAATTAACAAATATTTTCGAAAATATTATCAAAGATAATACTACAAATGATAAACTAACCAAAAGCATTAAAAATTTAAATAAACAAATGTTCATATTACAAATGAATGCTGTTTTAAATCTCCTTTCTAGATTGAAAAGTATGAACATTAGTAGTGATACATTTAATAATTTAATTAATGGATTTTACATGAAATTCAAGGATATGACTGATATTCTACAAGAAAGTAGTAAAAATATTGAAAAATTGGAAGGAGACATAAAAGATAATGAGGAAATAATTTCCAAATTACGAGGTATTAGTCATTCTATTCCCAGAAGAGATATAATGCTCGGAACTTATTCTATTGTTGATATCGATAAATATTACAATCTTTTAGGTTATAAATCAAAATCTTTTATTAACAACGAAACACAAAACAAGAAACTTTTATTAGAAATGTTAAAAAAAAGTGCAATATCTAAAAAAATTGGTATCCCCTCAATTTCTTCAGAAGAAAAAAATATAGTTGGGGGAGGAGAAGATGATAATGATTTGGAATTATTTTTTGACAAAATATATACATATTTTAATATTTTAAATACATCTTTGTATCTTAAAATGATGACTTTGTTAAATATTGGTTTAGAAAATGATAAAAAAATATCATCTTTAGGTCACTTGTTTTCTTTTGTAGGAAATGAATCTATAATTAATAATTTCCACATATTTATAAAAAATTTATTTTTCAAATTTACAAAATCCGACTTCCAATTTTTTACTTCCATTCATGATAATTATGAATTTTATATTAATAAAGACACTGAATTTTATAATACAATTATAGGAGAAGAAAAAAGTGAATCTAAAGAGTTAAAAGAAAAAGAAGAACCAATTTCAAGAGAATCAGATGAATCAACAGAAGAAAAAAAAATCGAACTTAAATCAAGTGAAAATACTTGGTATCATTTATTTATATTCAAAATATTATATGATATTAAAAAATCATTTTATACTGGAAAATTCCAAATTTTTTTTTCTGGTAAAAATTTTCCATTATTTATTAAAATTACAGATTATGTTATTAAAATAATTGAAGATGATAGATTAACGAATCAATATAATATATTTAATGGTAATTATGTTAGTATTAATGAAGAATATTTCAAATATGTGAAATCAAAAAATACTCGAAAAGTTGATTCAAATAATTATAACAATAAAATTTATTCTTTCGTGAAAATAAGAAAAGATAGTGATTACAAAAATGATGATGTTGTAGTTAAAACATTAACTTCCAATGATCGTAACTACATTTTTGTTAAATATAATCTTATTAAAAAAATAAATACCGAATATTATTATTTCGGTCCATTTAATGACATTTTTTATCCTAATCAATCTAATAAAGATATCGCAGACAAATTAGATCTTATTAAAAAAAAAATACTAGGATATGAAAACGTTTGTGTCGTTGGCTATGGACAAAGTGGTGCAGGAAAAACATCATCGTTAATATATTTTGATAAAAAACAACAGGATGGTATTTTGATGGAATTATGTTCGAATGATGATATAATAAAAAATTTTAGTAATTTGACTATTTCACTAATAGAAATAATAGTTGATTATAACAAAATAAATGTAAATCAACCAACGCATTTGAAACAAGATAATTATAAAAAAAAATTTTATGAAAATAAAGAGAAAAAATTCACAAGTGATGATAAACAAATTTTTAATTTTAATAAGATTGAAGATAATGGAAAAACAAATTGGTTTTTTAATAATGAAAAAATAACTCTTGGAAATTTTATTAATGACGCCCTCAAATCACGAAAAATCGAACCAACACCAAATAATCCCGAAAGTTCGCGTAGTCATGTGATTATTGTAATAACATTTAAAAATGAACCCAATGAAGCAAATATGATTATGTGTGATTTTGCAGGTGTTGAAAATAAATTCAATTGTGATAATATAAAAGTATTACAGGATTTTTTAAACAAATATAAAGAGAAATATAAAAAACTATCAGAAAATAATTTGAAAGAAAAAATTAAACTAGAAAATAATAATATTTATTTAAAAAAAATTAATTATTTGGATAGTGAATACGAAAATATGAAAAAAGTTTACGAAAAAATTATTGGTGATCAATTAGGCCAAAAAAAAATCACAATTAATAAATATGACTCGGATGATTTTGGAGACATTTCAAAACTTAATGAAACTATATTTTTTCTAATACTCACCTCATTATTTATAAATGATAAAGATATCACTAATAAAATGTTATCTCGTACGATAAATGATAACCTAAAAAATATTATTTATGATAAATTTAATGATAAATTAAAAATTTACGGACTTGATGAGGTAAACCAGGATGATTTTGATAAAATTTTTGACCGTTTTTTGGAAATTATGCAATTTAAAAATATCTTTAGAAGCAAAACAAAAAATTTTAAGTTTGCACCAAACTATCAAAATATAATTAAAAAAACTAAAGATGATTATAAAGATGATTTGATTAAATTAGCAAAAAAAAAACTAACATATTTATTAATAAAACATAATTGTTTATTAAGAGTGTTAGAAGGCTACACAATTAATGATTCATTACGTGGTTTGCGTAAAGACATCAAGAGTTTAATATTAAAATCAATTAATAATATGTATAATATTACACCATTAATGTTTTATGTCCCTGACATACCTTTTTGTACAGATACAACGTTATATAACAATAGATATGATGAATTTTACAAAAAAGTAGATGATTCATCTACTGATGCCATCGATATTATTATTAATAGTTTATCACGTGATTTTAATATCAAAGTAAATTTATTAAATTTTGTAATATTTATCGTAATAAAAATGAGTGAAAATATTGATAATATCATTCAATATGTAAATTTAAATAAGTTATATTATGCATTTATCAATTACAAATCTTCCAAAGACAAATCTTCGTCAGAAGGGAATTTAAAAACTCAATTAGACAATATCAAAAATATTCTAACCTCAATTGACTATTATAATATTAATTATAATAATAAAGGTCAAGAATCAGAAATTACCAAATTGCTTAATGATAAATTCGATATAGAAAATACTGAAAAATTAATGTCCGAGATTGATAATTTAAACGCTCTAACATTTATTGGAAGCTTAAATGCATCTAAACAAATAGCCGATATTTTTTCTGACAAATATAATCTAACGTGTTCAAATCTCAATGACGACACATCTTTTGAAGATCTCAAAAAAATTCATAAAATATCTGATTCAATTGAATTTACTAAAATTATCCCAACCGAAGAAGAAATAATTAAAAAAATTAATACTTACCCATCTCGTTTTAAATTATAAAAAAAAAATTGACTTTATAAATTTAATATCTTTACATAATTATTAGTACTCAATAAATCATGAATATTGATAGTTATATTTCAGATAATAATGAACAATGTACAGATAGTAAAATAATAAAATATCTTAATATTTTATTAATTATTTATCTTATTATATTAGCTATTTTAGGAATTATTATGGCCATTATTTTTGACAAATCAACATCATGTTCCTTTTTGTGGAAATTAATATTAAGTTCAAGTATGTTATTAATATTAGATTATATTTCTATTTATAATTTTTATAAAAAATGTCATATCTTATTAAAAATATTTCTATTTTTAATATTTACTGTGAAAATATATGTTTTATATGTTTATTTTACAATTCATTTTAATAATTTATTTTTGTGTAATCTGAATAATTATGAAAATTTTGTTTTTTGGTTACATTTTAGTTACAATATATTATTAGTAATAATCTACATAGTTATTTTCTGTGAACCTTGTTTTAAAAAATAATCATTCATAAAATTTCTTATTAATTTTTATTGCAAATATTTTTCCAGAAAATATTTACAAAGGAAATGTTTTATAGAAATTTAAATTTTTTAATTAATAATATATAATTAACAAAATATTAGTCATCTTTCAGAATCTTAATTTAGATTTCGGATATGATATTTTTTCGACATTGAAATTATTCATGTCCAAATAAAATCAAATAATTTACCTATATTAATCCTCTAATTTCACTGTGAGTCCACCACTAATTGATATGGCTAAAGAATCTATATCATCTTCACTTCCGTCTATTTTTATAACTAGCACATAACTTTGTCCAACCACTATTGGCTCAGTTGATTCACCATATATACTAAAGGTTTGACCACTACCAAGTTCAAATGATGTTGATCCCTCTATAGCTGCTGTAAATCCCACAAAATCAGGTGCTGTCACAGGATATATTCCAGCACTTAAGGTAACACCTATTCCTTCATTTTCAGACTCAATTGTGATGATATTCATAATTAACTTATCAAATTGTCCAGCTCCTGGAAAAGAAAAAGCGTAATTGGCATTACCAGTCACAAAAGAAAGACTACCATCACTTGTCATTCCTAATACTGAGAGTGTTTCTCCATCACCATATGCAATAACAGCACCAACATTTACTGGCGCTTCAGTATCATCTGTATATGTTAAACTCAATGTTGTACCAGATGATAAAGGAATAAATGCTGTACTTAAGGTTGAACCTGTTGGACCTGTTGGACCAAATGGACCAGTTTCACCTGTTGGTCCTGTTGATCCTGTTGGACCTCTCAGACCAACTGCTCCAGGATAACCTCTTTTTCCCCTACAACCGTCACGACCTCTGGGACCTGTTTTTCCTCTAGGTCCACGAGATCCTTTTTTCACTTTAGAAATAATATTTTTATAACAATCTACATTTGATTTTGATTTTGATTTTACTTTTTTTTTGATTTTTTTAATTATATCCGAATCTTCTGAATCTGAACCCCAATACTTTCCTCCTTTTGACATTTGTGTATATATTTAATTTGTATATTATTTCTAGGTATTAGTGATAGTGTCACCATCATTCAAAAATAACTCGGTTTACATCTATTTCTTATATAAAACTGAAATTTTTTTCTTAATTAGACTTTATTAAAATGTTCTTATTATTATTCTAATATATTATGAGAAATATTTGTTGCGATAACAATACTCCAACCACTACAAGACACTTGTCATGTCTATATCAAATAAAAGTGTCGAAACGTTCGAACATATTTTTTGGGATCAATTGATAGTCCTAATAAATTACAAAATTATTATAATGGTTTTAACAATTTTACATTATGTTGCCATTTATTGTATAAATTATAAAGAAAAAAATTAACTTAAATTATGTGGCTTATTAAGAACTTATTATACTAGATTTTCCAATAGTATAAATCTTAATAATACCACAAATAAAATTGCGTTACTTTGGCTAATGTAATGAGTTCGCATTTATATGATGACGCTAATGCGGTAAATAACTTGAGAATCATTGTTGATACTTTAAAAATTATGAAACAATATTTGAATCCTAATTTAGGAAATTAAAAAATATTTATTATATGAAGATTATCAATTACGTCCTATTTGTTTGAATAAACCAAAAAATGTAATTATTAAATTTTGTGATCATTGTGTTTGTTCCACTTGCTCAAAGTATTTGAGTTTGTGTCCATTATGTAGAGGTCTTATTTCGAATATAAAACCATTGTAAATATTTTTTTTTATATTTTTTAAAATTTATCAACACCAATAGTTAATTTTACAATTATGAATATTATAATCACTATTACAATAAATTTAATTATTCCTTCAATAAATCTACCAACTTCAATTGATACTCCAAAAATTACTATTTTCATTTGTCTTAATTTCTCTTTTCTATTTTCCGTTAATATGATATCCACTAATGGCATCACAATATTTTCAACAAAGCTATTTGCTAGTTGATTAATCTGAATACTTAAAATAAATGCTATTCCCATTTGTATTACTCTTTTATTTGTGACAAATTTTACAAAATCACTTGTTTGTTTTTTAACTCGATCTTTTGCTGTAGAATATAACTCCCCCTTATTGCTCGAGGTTATATCATCCCTAAATTGGGAATCAGTCATTTGTCTAAACATAGTTTCCATTTAATAAAATTATTATTATATAATATAACTATTATATTATTTTTAACTCTGAAA